AGAAAGCACAACAACAGGCTACATTTGATAATGCTGTAGCTCTAGCAGGTGAAGAAACAAAACTTGGTAAATCTCTATTACTAGCTAAACAGTTGATGTTAGCAAAAGAGTTTGTAATGAATGCTAAAGAACAAATACTAGCTGGTAAAACTGCAATAACTAAAGCTAAAGTTAACGCTGCTGAAGCATCTACAGAAACAAGTAGTTCAGTAGCAAAAGCTGCTAATACTGCTCCACCACCATTTAACATACCATTTATATTAACGGCAATAGCTACTGGTGCAAGTGTATTAAGTGCTGTAAAATCTGCAGTTAGTGCAACAAAAAGTGCTGCAACTCAAGCTGGAGCTGGGGGAGGAGGATCTGTATCTACACCAACACCTATAACACCAGCCTCAGCACCTCCTGCGTTTAATGTCGTAGGTCAGGGTGGAGCTAGTCAGTTAGCTGAAGCTATAGGTGGTCAAGCACCGACACGAGCATACGTTGTTAGTAATGATGTTACAACAGCACAAGGATTAGAGCGTAATATTGTAGAGGGTGCTACTATATAAATGCAAAATATTTAATTAAAAACGTTATATAAAATATGAAAATAGTCGAATTAGTATTAGACGAAACACAAGAGCTAAGTGGTATTGACGCAATATCAATAGTTGAAAGTCCAGCAATAGAAGAAGATTTCATAGCATTAAAAAGTGAGGAAATTAAATTAGCTGAAATATCTAAAGATAAAAAGATATTAATGGGAGCTTTGTTGATCCCTAACAAGCCGATATATCGCAATAACGGTGAAGATGAGTATTATATATATTTTTCAAAAGATACTGTCTTAAAAGCCTCGCAAATGTACCTTACAAAAGGTAATCAAAACAATTCAACATTAGAACATCAACACGAATTAAGTGGATTGAGTTTAGTTGAGTCTTGGTTAGTAGAAGATGAGGTACACGACAAATCTAGAAAGTATGGTATGAACGTACCAGTAGGAACTTGGATGGGTGCTGTAAAAGTAAACAACGATAAGGTCTGGAACGATTATGTAAAAACAGGTAAGGTAAAAGGATTTTCAATAGAAGGCTATTTTGCTGATAAAATGGAAAGACCGAAAGATGCAGTAGGATTATCAGAAGAAAAATCGTCAGAAGAAATATTGAATCAAATAAAACAGATCTTAATAGGAGATACAGCAGAACTGAAGAAGCCTTGTTGGAATGGATATGAGCAATACGGAACTAAGATTAAAGATGGTAAAGAAGTACCTAATTGTGTTCCTATAAAAAGATGAGAAGAACAAATAAAGAATTTTTCCCAAGTTATACCAGCCCTAAAGGATCTAGGAGAGCTTGTTTATGTAAAGACGAAAACAAATATTCTGTAAAATGCTGTGATGGTAGTTTATGGGCTCAAGGTATTGGAGTTATATCAAGAACAGTTTAAAAATGCAAAATTAAAATCAATAACCGTTATATATATATTATGAAATCAACTGAAATGTTAAATCAAATCAAGACGCTTCTAAACATAGAAGTTAAACTTGAAGAACAAAAATTAGAGAACGGCACAAGAGTAGAATCTGAGTCGTTTGAAAAAGGTAAAGAGATATTCATTCTTACAGATGATGAAAAAGTTGCTATGCCAGTAGGTGAATACTTACTAGAGGATGGTAGATTAGTAGTTGTCGCTGAGGAGGGAATTATCGATGACGTTAGAGAAGTGTCTGACGAAGTACCACAAAAAGAAGAAGAATCTAAAGATGAAACTGAAGATCTAGAATACAAAGATGAAGAAATGAGAGATGATGGTGAAGAAGCTGCTGTAGATGACTGGTCTGGTATGGAAAAGAGAATTAAAAATCTTGAAGATGCTATTGCTGACTTAAAATCTAAAGTAGGTGAAAAGAATATGGAAGAAGAAGAAGAAGTTGAAATGGAACAAGAAGTTGCAAGACAACCAAAATCTAGAACAGTTAAAGAAGAATTTAACGAAGAAGTAAACGAAGAATTAAAAGAAGAATTATCAAAACCTGCCTCTGCTCCAATTAAGCATAGTCCTGAAGCTGGTAATAACAAGAAAGACCATTTTAGAATAGCTCCTAATAAAAGACCTACTACAATGGATTATATATTAAATCAATTAAATAAATAAAAATAAATAATTATGCCACAACCAACTATTACTACTACTTATGCTGGAGAATTTGCAGGTAAGTATATCGCTGCTGCTCTTTTGAGTGGTAACACACTAAGTCAGGGTGCTATCGAAATTAAGCCAAACATTAAGTTTAAAGAAGTTATGAAAAAAGTAGTTACTTCTGGTTTAATTGGAGATGACTCTTGTGACTTTACATCTGCTGGAACAGTTACATTAACTGAGAGAATAATCCAGCCAGATCAATTTCAAGTAAATCTTGAATTATGTAAAACTCCATTTGAATCAGACTGGGGTGCAGTATCAATGGGCTATTCAGCTTTTGATAACTTACCTCCTGACTTTTCAAGTTTCTTAATTGCTCACGTGGCAGAACAAGTATCTGCTTCAACAGAAAACAACATCTGGCAAGGTAACTTAGGTGGAGCTCAAGCTGGAGAATTTGATGGATTTACAACTTTAGCTGCTGCTGATGCTGACGTTATTGACGTTGCTGCTGTCGGTGGAGGTGTAAACTCTGGAAATGTAATTGCTGAATTAGGAAAAGTAGTAGATGCTATTCCAAGTACATTATATGGAAAAGACGATCTATTTATCTATGTATCTCAAAACGTTGCTAAAGCATACGTTAGAGCATTAGGTGGATATTCTGCAATAACTGACGCTAATGGTGGAGGAGTTGCAAATGGTATCGATAATAGAGGTACATTATGGTACGGAGGAAGCGAAAACCTATCTATTGATGGTGTCAAAATATTTGTTGCTAATGGTTTACCAAGCAACTATATGTTCGCTGCTCAGAGATCTAACCTATTCTTTGGAACAGGATTAATGTCTGACTATAACTTAGTTAAGCTAATTGATATGGCTGACATAGACGGAAGTAAAAACGTAAGAGTAATTATGAGATTTACTGCTGGAGTACAATACGGAATTGGATCTGAGATAGTTCTTTATTCTTAATAAATAAATTAACCAAAAATTAGGGTAGGTGGGTTAGTGCCTGCTTACCCTTTTTTATTAAAATATATAAATAATATGGCTTGTACATTAAATAAAGGGAGACTGTTACCGTGTAAAAGTGCCTTTGGTGGTATAAAAACGGTATGGTTTGGTGACTTCGGTGGATTAACTGGAGTAGTAGTCGGAGCTGATGGTGAAGTATCATCAATTACAGGAACTCAACCAGACTGGTATCAGTATGATGTAAAAGGTAATTCGTCTTTAGAAACAACTGTAACAAGTTCTAGAGAAAATGGTACTACTTTTTTCACACAAACATTAAACTTAACATTAACTTACCTTGACGCACAAACTCAGGCAGAATTGCAAATTATTGCAGTTGGCAGACCTTATGTAGTTGTTGAGGATTATTATGGAAATCAATTCTTATGTGGACTAGAAAACGGAATGGAATGCACAGGTGGAACTACCGTAACAGGAGCTGCAGCTGGAGATCTGTCAGGATTCACTCTAACAATGGAGGGAATGGAAGAAACAGCTCCATACTTTTTGGCTAGTGGATTAATTACACCTGCATCTGAAACACCAATTAACCCAACACCATAATAATAAATTATGAAAAATTAAGAGCATCCTTAGGGGTGCTTTTTTTTTGCGTTTATATTTCTACAAAATAACTTATTAAATACGTTATATAGGTAATGATAGTTTTAACAACATCTACATCAGCACAAGAATTTAAAGTCATACCAAGAACGTATGGTGCAGAATTTTCGTTATCTATTAGAGATGATAGTACAAACGTAACAACTGTTTATGAAATTAACAATGCTGTAACATCAGGTAATTATTTGACGTTTAGTCAAGCATTTAGCCCTGTATTAGTTGAAGGACATTTTTACGACATAAAATTATTTAGCGATCCAAATTTTTGGAATACAAATTACTTTTTATGGGAAGTTTATAATGAATTTTGGAATGTAGATACAACAAACATAGATACTATATTCAAAGATCGAATTTTCTGTACTGATCAAGAAATAGATCAAAGTGACAATTTATATTATGACGTTAATAAAAACCAATACGTTACAGACAATTCTTATAATAATGATTACATTGTAATATGAAAAATAGAAAAAGAAATAATTTAGGACAGTTTGTAAAAGGCTCAAAATCTGAAGTTAGTTTTGTAAATCTTAGTACATACACATCTCCTGAAATCGTAGAAGTACCAAACAAAGAGTGGGTAGGATATGGTGCTGATAATAATTACTTTCAGTTTTTAATAGACAGATACAATGGAAGTCCTACAAATAACGCTTGTATTAATGGTATTAGCCAACAAATTTATGGCAAAGGTCTAGGTGCAACAGACTCAGACAGAAAACCTGATCAATACGCACAAATGATTACGTTATTTAAAAAAGATATTGTAAGAAAGCTGTGTTACGATTTAAAATTAATGGGTCAATGTGCTATGCAAGTCATTTATTCTAAGGATAGATCTAGAATTGCACAAGTTGAGCATATGCCTATAGAAACTCTAAGAGCTGAAAAGGCAAATGAAGATGGTGAAATTCCTGCTTACTATTATTTTAAAGACTGGACTAAATTAAAACCTAGTGATAAGCCTCTACGCATACCAGCTTATGGAATGTCAAAAGAAAACATAGAGATATATTATGTAAAACCATATAAAGCTGGATTTTACTATTATGCTCCAGTTGATTATCAAGGTGGATTACAATACTGTGAGCTTGAAGAAGAAATATCTAATTATCATCTAAATAACATTATGAATGGACTAGCTCCTTCAATGTTAATTAATTTTAATAATGGTACACCTAATCCACAGGAACGAGAACTAATAGAAGCTAGAATAGCTCAAAAGTTTAGTGGATCTAGTAATGCTGGTAAATTTATATTAGCATTTAACGATAATAAAGATGCACAAGCTGAGATCACACCAGTACAGTTAAGTGATGCACATAGTCAGTATCAATTTCTAAGTGATGAATCACAGAGTAAAGTATTGGTAGCTCACAGAGTAGTAAGCCCTATGTTATTAGGTATAAAAGACAATACTGGACTAGGTAATAATGCAGATGAAATAAAAACTGCATCTTTACTTATGGATAATACAGTTATAAGACCATTTCAAGAGCTTTTAATAGACTGTTTTGATCAGATACTTGCATATAATGATATTTCATTAAATCTTTATTTTATTACGTTACAGCCTTTAGAATTTACAGACGTAGA